TTCTTCGCCTTCAGCGAGACGTCGGCCTGCCGCACCTTCGCCATCTGCATGTCGGTCAGCGCGAGGTCCGCGAGCCGGTGCCCACCCTGCGCGACGGCGCGAGTGTAAGGGGTGCCCTTGCTGAGCGCGGTGTAGAGCTCAATCGCGGGACGCCGGTAGACCGTTGCCGGCGCGACGCCGCGCGCGCCGAGGATGAGATCACGGTCGACCGTGCCTGCCTTGAAGTAGGCGGCCGTGAGGTTCGCGACCTGCATCTGGCCCGCTTGCACAAGTGGGACGACGCGGTCGACGAAGAGGTCGACGTTGCGGTCCCGGTAGTTCGGAAGCGCGTTCCACGCGCGCAGAACGCGCCCCCGAACCTGCTCGCGCACCTGCCCGACACGGTCTGAGTAGGTCGCCATCACTTCTCCTCGAGCACGTCCGATTCAGAGGTGGGCAGTCGCAACGACACCGGCACTGCTCCGGTGAACTTCACACCGGTGAGGCCGACCTGCGCAGCTGCGCTCACCGGAACGACGCCGGCGCGGATGAGTACGCCGAGCGCGTCGGACTGGCTCTTCACGTCGGCGGAGCCGACGCCCTGCGCGTCGATGTCGGGCACGGCAGCGGAGAACTCGGCGAGCTGCTCGGCGGCGAGGTCCGTCTCGTTGCGGTTGATCTCGTCGGGAGTGAGGCCCCAGATGTTCTTCGCGATCCACCGGCGAGACATGCCGGCGTTCTTCGCCTGCGCGGCTCCGTTCGACTTCTCGGACAGGGAGACGTACGCCGGCGGCGCGAACTGGACCTCGATGGACTCGTCGAGCGAGAACTTCAGGATCTTGAGCGCCTCGAGCAGCGCGCCCTCGATGGCGGGGCGCACGATCTCGATGCGATTCTCGGCCTTGCCGATCTCCGCTTCCTTCGCGTTCGACGCACCCTCAGCGGACTGATTCTGCCCGTCGGGGAGGAACACGGAGATGTTGGTCTGCGACACGGCGGCGAAGTCTCGGGCGTCCGTCTTCTCAGCTTCCAACAGGGGCCGTACGTCGGTCTCTTTCGACTCCCAGATGTCGATGCCCTCGGGGAGATCCCAGAGCGCACCTGGTGCGGCTTCGAAGACCTTGTCGTAGTCGATCGAGTTGCCGTCTTCGTCTTCGGCGGGGAGGTCGCCCTTCACCGCGCGCTGCTTGAACGCCTGCATCGCCGCGACGACGAGGCGGTTCAGCTTGCCGTGGTTGATGCGGTCGATGACGTCGATGTGTGGCTCGAACTCGGCTACACCGCCAGCGTTGTCGAGAACCTGGACCGGAACGCCGCCGGCGGGGTTCACGAGCACTTCGGTGATGGGTTCCCAGTCGCCGGACACGTCTCCGCGGAAGGTGCCGTAGAAGTTCTTCGCCGAGCGACCGAAGCTCTGCCACTCGCCGGTGTCGAGCCACACGGTCGCGTAGTCGCGGCCGGTGACCTTGTCGCGGCGCATCTTCAGTGCGGCCTCGGAGCGCCAGGGCTGAGCACGGTTCGGGAGCGTGATCATCTGCTCGGGACGTTCAGAGGTGATCACAGGCTGCCCGTCGGCGCGGCGCTCGGTGAGGATGTAGCCGACAGAGGTGGACAGCATGGTCCATACCGCGTCGCCGAAGACGAGCGCCAGGCGATTGTCGCGCCAGACGCGGCGCAGCGCGCGCACCTCGGGGGAGTCGTCGTCGCCGACGGTCAGGCCGAGGGGGCGCACGCGGGACGCGAGCGACCGGCAGACGAGGCCGCCGTAGTCGGTGCGGGCCTGCTTCTGGAACTTCTCCCACGAGGCTCGCGTGTTGCCGCCCATCTCCGGCATGGGCGCCTTGCCCGTGGAGTACTGACGGTTCTTGCGGATCCGCGGCATCCGCTCGTTGAGCATCTTCGCGAGCACGGGAAGCATCTCTGCCGGCGTTGCTGCCATCGAGGCACCCCCTGTCATCTGAGTCGGCGCGGTGCGCGCCGCTTGGTGTCGGACATGACGCCCTTGCCGATCGCGTCGTTGCCGGCGGCAAACGCGAACATCGCGCCCCACGAGGCGTCGATCTTGCCGTAGTCCTGGTTGTCGTCGGCCTTCTTCAGCACGTATCCGGCACGGCGCGGGTCGCGCCTCGCGTTCAGGAAGTGCTGCAGTAGCGTGGGATCACCGTCGAACGAGATCTCTTGCTGACGGATGGCCGAGTAGAGCTGCTCGAACGTGTCGCAGGTGCGGGTCACGTCCTTCTGCTTCCAGCGGATCGGCTCCGTCGGGCTCATCTTCGCCTTGAGCTTGCGGTGGTGGTTCGACTCCCACTGCTTCACCTCGCCGGCCCAGCCGGCCGACGGGTCAGCGTAGAACCCGACTACGTTGTAGTCCTTGAACGCCTGCGCGACCGCTGCCTCGATCTCGAGCTTCGGCGGCTTCCACCCTTCGCCCTTCGGGCCGTCGGGCTGCTCCCAGATGCCGATCGTGAAGACGTGCCGCTGTGTGACCGAGTAGCCGATCAGCACCGTCGAGTCGGCGAGGCGTTTGTCCTTCCGACCCTCGGAGCCGTCGAAGCCGAGCGTGACCGGTTCCGACTTCGAGATCTCGATGTCGGGTTTCAGGCACGCGCGCATCTCGGGGTCGGTGACGAACGCGTCGCGCGCGGCGTCGATCTGGTTGAGGAAGTCGGCGCGCATCACTGCGGGGTCGTTCGAGGTGTCGAAGAAGTCGAGCGCTGCACGGTGCACGTCGACCCAGCCGGGCTCGCAGGCTGGTTCATGGATGAGGCAACCGTCGGGATGGTTCGATGAGTCCCCGTAGGCGACCCGCAGACCGTGGACGAGTGAGTCCATGTCGTCGATCTCGGTATCCGCCGGCGCGGGCCGGTGGTCGAAGTAGATCGACTGCACGTCGGCGAGGTTCTTGTACTTGCCGGACTGGATGTCGTCCCAGAACTGGAACGACTTCTCCGCCACGGACTGCTCGCCGAGCGTGTAGGCGTTCGGGGTCTCGATCGTGACGCCGCCGAGCTTCGTCGCGTTGTTGCGGAGAGTCTGGGCGAGCTTCACGCCGTGGTTGCCGCGCACCCACGTCTCCGTCTGGTCGAGGGAAGCGGCGACGGCCTTGAAGCCCTTGATCGAGTTCGGGGACGCGGTGATCGGCTGAATGCGGCCGCGGCGCAGCGACACGAACGTGTCCATCGGGTCGAGGTCGAACTCGTCGACGGCGGAGCCCTGACGCAGCATCTCGAGGAGCGGCTCCCACGTGTTTCTCGTCTGCTCCTCCGTAACGGCCGCGATCGCGACGTACGGGGTGCGGACCTTCGACCACGGTTTCCCGACCGGCTGACCGTTCGAGTCCCATCCGTCGGGGTACACGTCGAAGATCGCCTCGGCGATCATGAGCCCGGCGACGAACGGCGACTTGCCCCACCCGCGGGAGCGGATGAGCGCGGCGCGGTGAATCACGCGGCGACCGGTGAATGGGTCGATGCGGTAGAGCTCGTTGACGAAGTCCTGCTGCTCGGCGGTGAGCACGAACGGGTCGAAGGTCTCGTCGTCGCCGGCGTCGGGCCGGCCGAGGTACTCCGTCATTTGGTCAGCGATGTGCCAGCCGAGGGTGGGGAAGTCGCCCTCGAACTCAGGAACCCACGGCATCTACGCCTCCTTGCGGGTCACCCCACGCATCCGATCGCGCGACGACGTTGACTTCTCGTGCGCCTCGACAGCCTTCGATTCGCCCTCGACGGCGGCGGCGGTGAAGATCCGCAGCTTCGCCCGGTCCTCTGGGGTGAATCCGTACTTCGCTTCGCGCAGGCGGAGCTCGCCGGCGAGCGTGAGGTTCCCGCCCCAGAACGCGGCGTGGATGCGAGCGGTGTCGAGCAGATAGGACCAGTCGGTGTCGAAGAACTCGTTCACGAGTGGGTGGTAGTCGAGCAGTTCCCACCAGCCCCGCGTCGCCGTCGGCCAGTTGAACGGCACCATGTACGGCTCGCCATCCTTCGGCCTGACCTCGACCTCGAACTCGGGCAGGTCCGGCTTCTCGACAGTGCGCGCGGGGGTGATGTACCGGACCGGCGCGACGTCCTTGTTCGTGCGTGCCCGCTTGGCGGGATCCTTCGGTGCTGGCCCGTTCCCTGCCACGTCGATCACCCCTCACCTGTGCCGGTCGCTTTCGCGGAATGGGAGTCGACGGAGAGCATGAAGCGGTAGCCGTGCAGGCCACAGACGCGCGCTGTGCGCACGCGGAGGACGGCAGCTACCTCCGGGGGCCTGAAAAATCCCCAGACCCGTAGAGAGGAATATTGACAGCGCCTCAATGCGCTGGCTGGGACGGGGGTGGGGGATCCCCCCCCGGGGTCCTGGTGTAACTTTTCGGTTACATGCGGGTCAGTTGCGGCCGGGGTGCTGTTCGCGGGGGTGGTATGGCTGTGCGCGGTTGCGTCTGCGTCTCGCGTTGGCGGCTTGTTGCGTGGTCTCTTTGCCGTGATGCCATGTGCACAAGGTGCGGACCATGTCGGCTGTGGTGCGCTCTCCTCGCTGCCACTGGCTGATGTGTGCGGCTTCGAGCTTGGATGGGTTGCGCTCTGGGCATCGGTGGCCTGTGTTCAGGCGGGCGACGCATTGGTAGTTGTCTCGCTGTAGGCATTCGTCTCGTACCTTCGTTGGTACGTGAGTCGGTCTGCTGTTCTCCCATGCCATGCGTGC